ATGTTTTTGTGGTTGGGTTTTACGCAACCTGCCGTCCCCTTGGCTCTACTTGGCTCTATAGAAGAAAGACAGTGTAGAGAAATCAAAAATAAAACATTGCATAAGATTATAGATATACTAAAGATGGCAAATTAATAAACACTTACTTTTAACGGAAAAATCAATGGCAACTGTATAACAGGAGCCAAAACGTCTCTATGGCGGGCACTTCAAAACTGTTTTTGTAAGGTTCTGTACTTTATTCTCACCAGACAAGAAATCTAGTTATACCTATAATTATTTAATGATTAAAGAATATTCAGTGTGGTATTATTATAGTAATTGTTGAAAAATGTAATTATATAATATTTTCACCACAAAACCTTCATGATGAATATCAATTAGGGGAAGGCACGACATGGCTTTGGAAATTCTATTATAAAAATTAAGAGGTGAGATTTCATGTTTGGTAGAAGTTTACGTAAACCTTGTGAAGAAGCGGAATGCATAGTAAAATATGTAGAGGATTCCTTAAGGGGTAATGAGGTTACAAGCCCCGATGTAAAATATCCTCTCCATAACAGAGTATTAACTCATTTTGAAAAACTACTTGCCAATGAGAAAAAAATGTCAAGGTCTGCAAAGGAAATACTTAATATAGCCAGCTCCCTGAGCAGCTTTGATGTGGGTATGTCCCATATCTCCTATCAATTGATGGATTTTGCAGCAGAAATGGCATCCCTTAGCGAATCGAATCTTGCTATTGTAGAGCAAACTACAGCAAGCATGAATCAAGTGAATCAATCTATTGACAGTACATTAGAGACATTAAACAGCTTATCAAAGGAATCAGAATTATTAGCACAAAAAAATGATGAAAGCATAGATAGGCTTCAAGAAGTACAAGCCCTTAAAGATAATGTGGTAGAAGACACAGGAATCATGAGTAACAAAATTCAGCAACTGGTGACTCTTGCAACAGAGGTAGATAAAATTGTAGATAGTGTTGAGACCATAGCAGAGCAAACAAATCTTTTAGCCTTAAATGCAGCGATAGAAGCTGCAAGGGCAGGAGAGCATGGTCGTGGTTTTGCGGTTGTGGCTGAAGAAGTGAGAAAATTAGCTGATGACACCAAGAAAAATCTAGAGGGAATGCGTCAATTTGTTGTTCATATTCAAGGTGCTGCCAAAGATGGAAAAGAAAGTATGGATAGAACCTTAATTTCCACTGGAGAAATGAGCAAAAAGATTGAAATAGTGTCAGAAACTGTTAGTGAAAATATGGAAATGCACAAAGGTGTAATAATGGATGTGGGAGCAATTAATCAGGCTATGGAGGGTATAAAAATAGCTGCCGAGGAAATCAATCAGGCTATGGAGGTCTCCAGTAGTGATGCGGAAAGACTTAGCTATATGACCCAAAGTATACATAAGGATGCTACAGACAGTGTGGAGTTTGCTAAACAGATATCAAAGATAGATGAAGAACTTTCTAACATCGTCACTGATATGTTTGGAGGGTTAAGGGGAGGGAAACACGCCCTTACGAACCAAGAACTAAAAGAAGTAATTTTGAATGCAAAGAAATCCCATGTGGATTGGATGGAAATACTTAGGAAGATCATGACTGAAATGCGAATTTATCCTCTCCAAACCAACTCAAAAAAATGTGCCTTTGGACACTTCTATCATGCTATGCAAATTGATCATCCCAGTATTTTAGAGGATTGGAAGAGCATAGATACTCTTCATCATGAGTTCCATAGCATGGGAGATAAGGTAATAAATGCTGTTAAGCAAAATCATAAGAGCAGAGCAGAAGAGCATTATAAGAAGGCACAGGACCTTTCAAAGGAAATGCTTGCTATTTTAGAGAAGGTCGAAGAAAAAGTTGGAGAATTGACTGATAAAGGAGTAAAAGTTTTTGCATAGCAAATGACAATTTTCCGTCACTTTAAAAATTCAGCATCCTTACGTATTATCTTACGTTGTGGCGGCTGTTTTTTTGTGCCCTGAATCTAGGAATTTTCTAAGCCAAAGGGACGTTTTGTTTGACATATATTGCAGATCGAGGGGCGTCAGACCAATGCCATAAAGCTTAACTTACTTAATTTTAGATTGGCTATTGGTCTGTTAAAAGTTTTATAGTATCAATTATCTATTATTTGTAAACTTGTGTATGGAAAGATAAGCGGTTAATAATATTTTTGCTAAACATCTCCGAAAAAATGCCGCAAGTATGCCATTATTCTCTTAAAATCTATATTATACTTTAAAATAACAACACTATATCAAAACGAGAATAGAAAAAGTATTAAAAACCATTATTATAGGAGGTGAAAGAAAATGGAAGAAGGTAAAGAAAAAATACTCAATCGTATGTTAGAAAATGTACAAGGCCAGTTCGATAGATCAGAAGGGTCTTTTTTTTATGACATTTTAAAGCCTATGGCGATTGAGTTAGAGGATGTGCACCAAACAATTGGATTCATTAAGGAAAAATTAAGCGTTGAAAAACTTGAAGATTCAGAACTGGAGCAAATCATATTTGAAAGAACTGGCATTAAAAGAAAACCAGCAACCAAGACACAAGGATATGTAACCATCACAGGTACAGTAGGAGCAGTGATAGAAGAAGGTAATATCGTTGCAAGTGAAACCGTTAACTTCATTGTTCAAGAGGCAAAAGTCGTTGGTGATGCAGGACAGGTAGAAGTGTTGGTTGAATGTGAAGCCTATGGTCCAATCGGCAATGTTCCTGCTGGTATTGTTCAATATTTTCCTGTTACCCTTCCAGGACTTACAGGTGTGACAAATGATGAGGATTTTACCAGTGGATATGACAAAGAAAGTGATGAAGAGCTTTTAGTTCGTTACTATGAATGTATTCAGGCCCCTGTTACTTCGGGAAACAAGTACCACTACAAAAACTGGGCAAAGGAAATAACAGGAGTAGGAGATGTCAAGGTTGTCCCTCTCTGGGATGGAGATAACACCGTGAAAATCATCATCATTGATGCAAACAGACAGCCGGCTGCTGAAGAGTTAGTAAGAGAAGTTCAGCAGCATATTGACCCTGACAGCAAGGGTTTAGGAGAAGGAGAAGCGCCAATCGGTGCTTATTGTACAGTGGTTAGCGCTGTGGCCAAGCCTCTGAATATTAGCTTCAAGGTGATAAAAGATATTTCTGTGACGGATGAGGAAAGACTGCAGAACATAAAAGATAATATTGAAGAGTATATTAGGCAGGTTGCCTTTAAGGAAAATACCGTAAGCTACAATAAAATCGGCAGTATTATTCTGGATTCTAAAGGAGTTATTGACTTTTCTGACCTGATGATTAATGAACAAACTGGGAATATGCTTATCGCAGAGGATGAAGTGGCGGTTTTAGGGGTGATTACTATTGAGGAGTAAAGAAATGATAGGATATTTACCTACTTATGAACGAAAATCAAAGGTTTTTCAAGAAATCATGAAGGCAGCAGCAAAAGAAGTAGACCAAGAATATGTGGACATAAAAAGCTTGAGTAACCAGTTATTGATCAATACTGCTACTTGGGGACTTGCAATCTATGAGCAGGAATTAGGAATCCAAACAGATATTAATAAAAGCTATGAAGAGCGCAGAAATGCAATTATAGCAAAATGGAGGGGAATAGGAAAGGTAGACAAAAACCTAATTCAATTGATTACTGAATCCTACGCAGTAGGAGATGTTTCTGTGGTATTCAATCATGCAATTACTATTTATCTGTTAGGGGTTAATGAAACAATGATAGGCATGAAGGACTTACTCAATTCCATTGAAGAAATCAAACCAGCCCATCTAAGGCTTCAGATTATTTATGTCTATATAACCTATGGAGAGTTAAGTCCATCAACCTATGGCGACTTAAGAAGTTTTACCTACAGACAGATTAAGAATCATGACTTCTAAAGAATACGTGAATTGAAAAAAATTAGATATTGGAGGGAGATGTAAATGAAGTACACGAATCATTTAAACTTAAAAAAGCCTGAATCAAATGATTATTTTGACCAGGAAAATCATGCAAATCATAATATGGATGTGATTGATAACGTTATTTCAGGGCATTTGGCTAATAGTATGCCCCACAGATTCATTAATAATGGAACTGTCTATAAATATGGGTTTTCGGTTGTAAATGGAGGTTTAAAGTTTAGTTATGAGGAGGTGAGTGAATAATGCCAGAAATATTTATTGCAAAAGAGGATACTTCGCAAGAAATTAAAACCACAGCAAACACAATCAATACAAAAGTAGGCACAAATACAGATGTTGCAGGTACCACGACTTTATTTGCAAGATTAAAACAGATATACGACTATTGTGTTGGTACTATATATAGCTATTTAACAACAAATATGAGCAGTACAAGAATGTCAAAGGTTGATAATCTTGATACTACTGTTTCATCCAGGCAGGCCAATTGGGGGGCAACTACTACCCACAGCGGCAGGATTGATACAACTATATCGTCAAGACAGGCAAGCTGGGGAGGAACAACTACTCATAGAGATAGAATAGACGCAACAATATCAAGTAGAGCAGCACAAACGACAGCAAATACAATCAATACAAATGTGGGTAGTAATTCAGATACTTCCAGTGCTACAGGAAGCGTTCATGGGAAATTGAAGGACGTAAAAGCCGCAATAAACACATTAGCAGCAAAGTTACCTATACAACCAACAAAAATGAAAATTGTAGATACTAAAGCAACTATCTCTTCTTCGAGTTCATATATAACTGCAGTGGATATTACAGGCCGTGGAGTTTTGACTCGTATTTCTTTATGCTCAGCATCTTCAAGTGTTGTTACTAATGCCTACCATGGGCTTAGGGTAACTGTAGATGGAGAAGTAAGTACATGGTCTGGAGGCAGTTCAAGCGCTGGAAATAAAGCACGTTCTTTTTCTAATGATACTAATGTGTCTCATTATATTTTAAATATTTATTTTAAGTCAACATTAAAAGTAGAATATAGAAACGTCCATACAAATTCAACTGAATTTCATATTGCAGTAGATTATGCTATAGAATAATATGACGAGATTACAGACATCAAAACCCTTGAACGTACAGCGAAAGAAGCTAGAAAAGATGTTAGCAAAACTAACTTCACCAATAAAGAAGTTTTTGAGTATTTAAATGATACTAATGATAGATTAAGCGAAATATATGATATGATAAAACAACCAAAATCGTCTTAGGATATTGATACGTACCATCTAATACTACAAAGGTATACATTAATTGACTCAACTTTTTATAAAGTAAGTCAAATACATTAATAGCAAGATTTGTTTCGCTTTATACGGGTACAATTGGAGTTACTTTTGATATAAATTCAAATACATTTGTTAGAAACGAAACTGCACTTTCGTGCCGTGACACGTATAACGGAAAACCTACGATTGGAGGAAGAACTATGGAACAGGTAAAGGAACTATTGGGAGTAGAGCTATATCATCAAGTGAAAGGAAAAATTGGGGACAAACAAATCCTGCTTGATGATGAAAATTTCATTCCCAAAAGTCGGTTTAACAAGGTGATTCAGAAAAAGAATGCCTATAAAGACCAAATAAAACTTCTTAATGAAAAATTAGAAGGAGCTCAGAGAATGACTCAAGTGTATGAAGAGCTTGTAAAAAAACTTCAAGAGGAAAATGAAAAAGTCAAGGAAGTAAGCCTTGTAAATGCTATTCATCTTCAAGCCCTTAAGGCAAATGCTAAAAATATTGATGCAGTCAATCGGTTGATTGACAGAAACAGTTTAGTTCTACTTGAAGATGGAACCATCATTGGCTTGGAAGAACAGCTGAAAGCCTTACAGGAGAGCAAACCCTTTCTATTTGGTGAGGATACCTTGTCCTATTTGACAACAATACATGATTATGTAGAGGGTCTGATTCACGCAAGGATGATCCGAAACCTATAAAAAAGTCTCAGCAGGCTAACGCTATTCCAAGCCTTATTAAGTAATCAAAGGAGTCAATCGTATGAAACTAGTAGATATTCAAAATGCAATCTACAACAAAATAAAGAATCACTTTCCCACGTATGACATATACACAGGAGAGATGCCGCAGGAATTTACGAAACCTGCTTTTTTTATTCACATTTTACCTATCGCTACTACGATAGAAAGTCAATATCACAGGAAACGAAGGGTAAATGTGGAAATCCGTTACTTTTCGCAACATGAAACACATTTGGAAAACTTGGAGATGGTGGATCAATTCAATGAAATCATTGACTCGGTTTTCATTGTAGAAGATAGAAAGCTGATGATTGATGAAACCAAAACCAATATAGAAAACAATATTTTAAGCTTGACCTTTGATGTTGAATTTACTGACAGCATCGAGGAGACAAAAGCCTATAACTATCAAGATTATGATTATATGGAAGAATTATTAATAAAGGAGGAGTAATTTATGGGATTACCAGAGATTTTAATAGAATTTAAAACACAAGGAATAACAGCAATACAACGAAGTGCTAGAGGTATTGTAGCACTAATTTTAAAGGATGACACCAGCAGCTTTGATTCAATCGTGTATAAATCCATTGATGAGATCAAGCCGGAGGATTGGACATCCGACAATAAGGATTATATTGAGAAGACCTTTATGGGAACTCCTAGCAAGATTATTGTTGAAAGAATTCCAACAACAGCTGCAGATTATTCTGAAGCCCTTGCAAGATTAAAGAGCAAGAAATGGAACTACCTAGCAGTTCCAGGGGTGCAGAATGGAGATGTAACCAATCTTGCAACTTGGATTAAAACAGAAAGAGATGTCAATAAAAAGACATTTAAGGCTGTATTGCCAAACATCACGGCAGATCATGAAGGGATCATTAATTTTGCTACAGAGGGGATCCAGGTTGGAGAAAAAATCTACAGTGCAAGTGAATACACCTGCAGAATTGCTGGCATTATGGCAGGACTGCCTTTTACCCGAAGTTCAACCTACTACGATCTAAATGAAATAGAGAGTATTCAAGAATCTGAAGAACCAAGTGAAGACATTGATAATGGCAAACTGATTCTAATCAATGATGGAACAAAGATTAAGATAGGCAGAGGTGTTAATTCATTGACAACTGCCACTGCTTCTAAAGGTATGGAATTTAAAAAAATCAAGATTGTGGATGCAGTAGACCTTGTTCACGATGATATTCGAGATACCTTTAATAATGCCTATGTGGGCAAGATTATTAACTCTTATGACAATAAGGTATTGTTCATGACAGCAGTCAATGGATATTTTGGTGAGTTGGAGAGAATTGATGTGCTAGATTCAGCCCATGCCAATAAGGCAGAGATTGACCTAGAATCTCAAAGACTATATCTTATGGGGAAAGGCATAGATGTAGAAGCACTGCAAGAACAGGAGATTAAAGAATACAATACGGATTCAAAGGTATTTGCAAAAGCCAATGTGAAGTTCTTAGACGCAATGGAAGATTTGCAAATGCTAATCTATATGTAAATAGGAGGAAAAGAAAATGGCGAATAAAATACCAGGCTATAGAGTAATTAACGGTACATGGGGAGAAATCTGGCTGGATGGAGATAAGGTTAGTGAGTTGAAAGGACTTGAAGCTAAGATTACTCTGACAAAAGAAGATGTGACGATGTGCGGAAGGTTAGCGAAGGACACGAAAATTACAGGATGGGAAGGTACAGGAACATTAAAGCTTCATAAGGTAAATTCAAGAATGATGATTAAGCTGGGTGAGGCAGTAAAAAAAGGTAAGGATCTACGATTTACTATCTTATCTAAACTATCTGATCCTGATACAGCCAGAGCACAGGCTGAAAGAGTTGTATTGAAGGATGTCAGCTTTGATGATTTAACTTTGATTAATTTTGAAGCAAAGGCACTGGGAGAAGTCGAGTGTCCTTTTACATTTACGGATTATGATTTTACGGATGTAATTCAACCAGAATAGGAGGAAGAATATGAGTACATTGGATTTATTGCTACAACTAGATGAGCAAAAAATTAGAAAACCAAAGAAGGAAGTAGAAGTAAAAAGGTTATCGGAAGTAAGTGGAGACAAGGTAGTATTTAAAATCGAAGCCCTGACACCAGTAAAGATGGATGAAATACAGGAACTGGCTATAGATAAGGACAATGATAGGATCAATACGGCTGGGCTACAAGCCATGACGGTAGTAGAGGGAGTAAAGGACCCAAACTTTAAATCTAAGGAACTGATGGATAAATTCAATGTTTATACACCAAAGGATTTAATCAATAAAATCCTATTACCTGGAGAAGTTCTAACCCTCTATAATATGATTGGCGAAATCAGCGGTTTTGATGGCGGGGCGATTGAAGAAATAAAAAACTAATTAACACAGATGATCTGACACAAATGATGTTTTACTACTGGAAAACAAAAGGCATCAGACCCTCTGTGTTTTACAATATGCCAAAGGGCGAACTGATCCTGATCATGGGCTTTTTCCATCAGGAGCTGAAGGAGAAGCAAATGGAAGCCCAGAGATTGGGATGACGGAAGCTCGGTAAAAATAGATAGTTTATTTATAAATAGTGAAAAGTCGGCTACAGCAGTAGTGGCTTTTCACTATTTTTATTAAGGTGGTGAAAGCAAAATATGAAGCAGGATGAGATGTATAATTTGCTTCAAAAAAGTTATAAAAGAAATAAAAAAATTGAAAATGCTTATGAAGAGATGAAAAGAAGCCAGGATAATGAAATGGCAAAACTTAATTCTTCAAGCAATCAGTCGATACAAAAACAAGTAGCTACTGATATAGGATACTTCGGGACGTTCGATAAGACATGGGAAATCTTAGATAAAACATCTAAATATACAAGCCAAGTGATCTATCGTGATATCACCAAGATACCTGACAATTTTTCAACCACAAGTGTGGACGGAGGAAAGGTTTTTGCAAAAGGAGTTTTAAAAGGAACATCTTCTATAGTAGGAACTGGAATGAACATATACACATTATATTCTGATGACAGCTCATTTAAAAGAGCACTTGCTATAACGGATTTAATTGGGGATAGCGTTGGATTGATATTTCCACCAGCATCAATTTTTACATCAAGTGTAAATTATTTTGGATCAATGATATATGATAATGTATCTGATAGTACTCAAGAAAAAATGAATGATTTTACATTAAAGTACCTTGAAGGACCGATGAATAGAATGATTCAGAAACGTCAGCAAGCTATGGCAGAACTATTAAACCACCCAGATGCACGAATCGAAGGGAAGAGAATAGTAAAGGGGTATAAAAGCCATGAAAGAGTAGAACTTTATGACAAGGCAAAAGCCTCGCTGGCTGAAAAAGGAATATCAATTGAAGGCCCTATGACAATGATGAAAAACATATTGAATAAAGCCACAGAAAAACAAGTTAAAAGAATACAGAAACAACTAAACGACCCAGATGCACGAATCGAAGGGAAGAGAATAGTAAAGGGGCATAAAAGCCATGAAAGAGTAGAACTTTATGACAAAGCACAAGCCTCTCTAGCTGAAAAAGGAATATCAATTGAAGGTCCTATGACAATGATGAAAAACATGTTGAATAAAGCCACAGAAAAACAGGTTAATAGAATGCAGGAACAACTAAGTCAACCAGGTGCTCGAATTGTAGGAAATAGGATTGATACTAAAAACAATGTTCATGAAAGATCATCCCAAAGACGCAGAAATCAAAAGAAAAATGCATCTGTACTTGATCTATATAATCCTACAACAACAGACAGAGACAAAATATACGCATCACGTCATGGTGAACTAGTTGGCAAGCAACCTGCCACTAGCCCAAATAACTATTCTGTAAATAACAACAATAGCTTTGTAGTTAATATCACAGGGATGAATAAAACAACAGCAGAAATAGCCAATGAATTGGTGCCAAAACTAAAGTATTCTTTGGCAAATATGTCATTGGCTGCTTTATAAAGGAGGAATGAAGCATGGATATATTTCTTTCTATTAACAATCGAGAACAGGTGATCAAGCTCCCTGTTCTCCCAACAGAATTCAGGATACAATCCGGTATGAAAAATGATACCTTTGATACCATCAGCCAAGGGGAAATCAAGCTGATAGGCATGTCTGCCTTAAAAGCCATAGCGATACAATCCTTCTTTCCTGCAAAAGAGTACTCTTTTTTAAGAGACGATTCCTATAAAGGATGGGAGTATGTAGAAGCGATAGAGGCATGGAAAGTAAGGCGTGTACCTATCCGGCTGGTGATTACCGATTCTCCTGTGAATATGCCATGTACCATCGAAAGTTTTGAATATGGTATACAGGATGGTACAAAAGATATCTATTATACCCTTACATTGAGTGAATTCAAGTTCATAAAATTGAAACAAGGGAAGGTGGAATATGCATAAGATCTTCAATATTTCAGATAATGTTCAAACGGATATTACCCCTTTAATAGGAGATATTCGCTGGAGAAGTAACGTCAATGAACTAGGAAGTCAACTGGACTTCAATATCGCTTTCAATGATGCCAAATATTTCCCTAAGAATCCTGTAGATATAGGAAATGCTGTTTGTTTGGTGAATGAGGATGAGATATTCAGGGGCGTGGTCGTTACAGAAGAGAAAAAGGGCAGACAACCTATTCAATATACCTGCTTTGATTATGGATTTTATCTCAATAAGAGCAAGGCAGTCTATCAGTTCAATAAAGTGGTTGCAAAAAAAGCCATAGAAATGATTCTAAATGATTTTAACATTCCCATTGGCAGTATCGGACCTATGAGCACAATCATCAAAAAGATATACGCTAATGAGGTCGTCAGTGATATCATCAGAGATATTATTGACATAGAGAAAAAAGAAACAGGAACAAAGTATAGGATGGAAATGCGGGCAGGAAAGCTTTATATTGAAAAGCAGGAGGATTTAGTTATCAAAGCTACCTTTAAGCTGGCTGAGAATATTGAATCCTATGACATTATACAGGCTATTTCAAATCCTTCCCGCAAACGATCCATAGAAGAAATGAAAAATAGTATAGGTATATTGCTAAATGATCAAGTGATTGAAAAAATGGAGGATAAGAATTTAGTCGACAAATATGGTGTTTTGCAGGATATTGTTCAGATAAGCAACAAGGACAAGGTACAGGCAAAGAATATAGCCGAAAAAATGTTAAAGGATTTGGGGAAAGTTTTTGAGGAAAATACCTTAGAAATGCTGGGTAATGATTTAGTAAGAGCTGGACGAATAATAGAGCTGGAGGAGCCTATAACCGGGCTCAGTGGAAAATATCTGGTGGAGGACGTTACCCATACTGTAAGTAAGGGTATCCACCGTATGTCATTAGGATTGGGAGTGATATAATGGACGGAATATCTGAACTGGCGATGTTGTTTAAGGAAAGAGAAAATGCTATCTATATGGGTCCCCAGGTTGGAAAGGTTATTTCTCCTCCTCCCAACATCAAAGTAGGTCTTGGTGATAAAATTATCCTTGATAAAGAGGATTTAATTATTTCTGCCCATGTACTTGATGGGTATCAAAGGGAGATAGAAGTAACTGGTATCAGAAATACTGGCTTAAACGCCAGTGGTGGTAATATGGATTTTCATCTAACAGGAAGCCCACCATCAAAGAATTATACTATCACTGGTTTTTCTATACCTCAGAGTATCCTTAACAAATCAGATGGGACTTTAAAATATATGGATACTTTGAATGCAGGAGATGAAGTGATTCTGATACCATCCAACGATCATCAGAAATATTATCTTGTAGATAAGGCGGTGAGATTGTAATGCTACCAGAGATTGCTGAATTGGAATTCCGAACAAATGTTGAACCAGAGACGAAACTCTATGGTAAATCCTTTCTTTTTGATTTCCAACGGGGGGACTTCGTCATCAGGGATGGAAGACTGATCAAAATAGAAGGTATAGAGGCATTAAAAGTATGGATCATGAAGATACTGAAAACTGAAAAGGACAAATATAAAATTTATGAGGATACTGATTATGGAACAGAGTTGAAAAACCTGATCGGGCAGAACTTGCCTAGAGATTTTGTGGAGAGTGAATTAAAACGAGAGATTAAAGCAGCGTTGGAAAGACACCCCATGATTCGTCACATATCCAATCTTAAAATCTCAAGGGATGGAGCAAAAATCATCCTTGAATTCATGGTTAATCTTGTGGAAGGAAACACCTTCCAGCAGGAGGTGATTTTTTAGTGACAGAAGATAGGTTAACAATACAGAATAGAATGTTATCTGACATACCAGAGGAATATGACACCACCCAGGGGTCTTTTTTTTATGATGTAGTAAAGCCAATAGCCATTGAACTGGAGACTGCCTATTGTCAAGCAGATACCATTCTCAACAAGGGCTTCGCAGAAACCGCAGCAGGGGAATGGTTGGATAGAAAAACAGCGGAACAAGGGATATCCAGAAAGCAGCCTACTAAGGCAACAACTGTAGTCGTCATCACTGGTTCAGAAGGGGCTATAGTTCATGAAGGGGATAAGGTTGCCAGTGATACGGCGGCTTTTTTCTCTAAAGAGACAAAAACAATTGATGCTTCGGAGCAGGTGGAGGTCTTGGTAGAATGCGAGGTATATGGAAGTGCAGGCAATGTGCCAAAAGGAGCTATCAAGTATTTCCCCGTCACCTTATCAGGCCTGACGGGTGTCATCAACCCAGAGGCGGTGACGAACGGATATCCAGGAGAAAGTGACGAAGAATTGAGACAGCGGTATTTTGATAAAGTTAGAACCCCTACCACCAGCGGCAACAAGCATCACTATAAAAATTGGGCAAAGGAGATTACTGGCGTAGGAGATGTTAAAGTATTTCCCTTAGCAGAAGGCCCAGGAACTGTGAAGGTAGTCATTATAAACAATGACAAAACTGGAGCAGATCAGCAGCTTGTAGAACAAGTAGCTAATCATATAGAAGAGCTACGACCTATAGGTGCCAGTGTGACGGTAGAAAGTGCTGTGGAAGTACCAGTTTATATAAAGGCTTCCTTCATATTAGATAATAATTATACCTTAGAGGAAGCCCAGCTAAATATGAAGGAAAAAGTAAAGGAACATTTTAGAAGCATAGCTTTCTCTAAACTCTATGTAAGTTATGCTATTCTAGGAAGTGTTTTGATAGAAACCGAAGGAATTCTAGAATATTCTGATTTAACCATAGGCACTTGGGATGATGGCATCTCAGACATCAAGTGGGGCATGGAAAACATTCCTATCAATGATGACCAGGTTCCTGTACTAGGGGGGATTACCTTTGAATAATTCATTGATGAAATTTATGCCAGAATACTATCGCACCAGTAAGGTTGCAACCAATCTTATCAATGTGGAAGAAGAAGAACTACAAAGCTTCAAGAAGAAACTGGAAGAGACACTAAATCAGTTTTATGTTGATACCTCTACCTTTACGTTAGAGAGATGGGAGAGGGAAGTGGGTATTCCAGTGAACAATACAAAACCTGCAGCTTATAGACGGTCAGTAATAAAAAGTAAGATAAGGGGTTCTGGAACCATTACGGTAAAGTTGATTAAAAACGTTTCAGAATCCTTTACCAATGGGGAAGTAGAAGTGATAGAAAACCCTGAGTGCTACAGCTTTACCATCAGATTTATTAGCGTCATGGGGGTACCGCCTAATATTGATGATTTAAAAGAGGCTATCGAAGAGATTAAGCCAGCCCATCTCATGGTGGAGTATAGCTATAGGTATCTTATATGGAATGATTTTGATAATGCCCACAAGACATGGGATCAATGGGATGCCCTAAATCTTACTTGGGATGAATTTGAAATATATAAAGAAGGAGCGTGATGAAATGGCTTCAAGTGAAAAAACACAAAACCTACAGTTAAATAAATGGCTGGGCAATGACAGCCCTAAGAGGGAGGATTTTAATTATGATAATGAGAAAATAGATCAAGCTATCAAACAGACTTCCGAAAAAATTGGTATTTTATCGGACTTAGAAACTAGTAGAAAAGATAGTTTAGTCGGTGCCATTAATGAAGTAAAAAGTAGCTCAGATGCAAAAAATGTGTCGTTAGATAGTCCTAATTTTACTTCGAGTAACGTGCAAGATGGCATGAACGAACTTTTTACAAATGTCAGTAATGGAAAAATTACTATCGCTTCCGCTATTATTGACATGGGGCAAAGTGCAAGTGGAAGTGATACTTTTTCTCAATTAGGCTCTAAAGTTAAAGACATTTCTAAAGATGCTAATGCTTCTGTCGGTGATGTATTAAATGGTAAAACTTTCTATCAAGGTGGAGTAAAGAGAATTGGAACAATGCCTAATAGAGGTAATGCCACATATACACCTAATGATTCAATCCAAACAGGTGGAGTGGGATATTATTCTGGAATAACAGTCAATCCTAGACCTAATTTGACTGGTAATGCCACAACTGCTCAGGTATTAAATGGTCAAACATTTTATAGTAATAGTTATACAAAACAAACAGGTGTAATGCCTAATAGAGGTACAGTTAATCAAACTATTACTACACAAAATGGTTCATATACTATACCACAAGGTTATCATAGTGGAAGTGGAAAGGTTGCTGCCACATTTAACAATTTGACAGCAGGTAATGTTAAAAAAGGAGTTAATATTGGTGGTGTTGTTGGCACGTATGAAGAAGGTGGCAGTATAAAATCTATTCAAAGAGGTAAGGCGTATACTAGAGAACGTAAGATGAATATAACAATATCTTCTGTAAATGTAGATAACTCTATTGTAAAGATATACCCTATAGGGGATTATTATAATGACGGTACTATTTTTGCAAAGACAGCTATACTAAAAGATAGTACAACTATAGAAATCGAAAGCTATTCATCTTACTACTCCCACCCTTATGATTTTACTTATGAGGTAATTGAATTTAAAAAGGCTAAAAGTAAACAATCTGGATTACTTGAACTAAATATAGCGGCGATTGCCCCTCTTAGCAGAGTTAATCCAGCCAAGTGTTTAGTTTCTTTTAGTAATAGAGCAAGTTCTAGTTCTAATAATTATTCAATAGATTTTTTCATAGGCTTCACTCTTTCAGCGGAATCTTTACGATTCCATGATGGTTCTAAAAGTGAATCAAAGCAGTATGTAGCTTGGGAAGTATTAGAATTTGATTAATTTAAGGAGTGGTAAAAATGAATTATATTTATGCAGAATTAGATGACAACAATGTTTGTATTGCTGTTTCTATGTTAGCAGGTGAGGTTGTTGCTGACAATATGATACATTTAGATGCTTATGATACAGATTTGCTTTCTAAGAAATATGAAAACGGAGAATGGTCTAAGGAAAACTTCTACCTTGAACCCTCTTTTGAAGAAAAACGAGCAGAATATCTCCGACTTATTCGTGATGCTGAAACTTTAGGTGAAATGGACAAAGTAGATAGATTAAGACAAGAGTGGTTAGAAGTAAAACAACAATTTGAAGATTAGGGAAATAAAAATTACAGGAGCACCTATGTAGGTGTTATTTTTATGCCTTTCAAGGCAAGAAGGAGAAAAAGTAATGAAAACAAAAATATTTCCAATTTTAGCGTTAATAAGAAGCACTATAGCACAACTTTTAGGAGGGTGGGATACAGCCTTGCAGACACTAATACTATTTATGGCGATTGATTATATTACTGGATAGATTGTTGCTGCTGTATTCAAAAATAGCCCAAAATCCGAAAATGGCGGATTAGGAACTTAATGCGACACAAATACAAGATAAAGCAAGTTAACGCAAAAACTACAAAGAAAAATCATTAGTAAACATTGACAGGACTTATGAGAAGGTCAGTTTTACTGGACTGATGTAAAACAAAAGTACTCCTAAAAGAGTGGGTAATATCGTTTACTTTTATTAATTTTGTGGTATAATATAAAAAAAGGTAATCGGCTCCGCAAAGTGTGGTTGCCGAGAATGTGATATTATATTTTAATAATCACACTGTGGGCGTGCAGGGTGATTATTTTTTTGTCCTGAAATTCAGAACAGCTATTACCACACCCTGCTTTATCCGATTACCTTGCCCATATAATACCATAAGAGTAGGTTAATCTGCAATATCAAGCAGCTAGAAAATTAGGATGAATTATCCTGTTTTCTAGCTGCTTGTTTTATAGAAAGGAAGTATGCATTTATGATATGCGACAGACATCAGGAGATAAGTGATAGACTAAACAAGCATGATGAAAGGCTTAGGGATCTAGAAAGAATCAACGAAGGATATAATCAGAAATTTATTATCTTGTTTAAAAAGCTGGATGAGCTAACAGCCTGGATTAAAGCACTAGTGATGCTTGGGGGTGCCACATTACTAGGGTTCTTTTTCTGGTATGTTCAAAATATAGGGAGGTGAAAAAATGCAATATATAATCGATCATATTCCAGAAAACACAAGATGTAACAGAAGACCAGGAACCAAAATGGTTCCTTCTTCCATTACCATTCACAATACAGGAAATCCCACCAGTAAGGCAAGAGATGAAAGAGGTTGGTTAACCAATCCAACCAATACTCGAACAGCATCATGGCATATAGTCATTGATGAGGAAGAGGCGGTAGAGGCTATACCCTTAAATGAGATAGCTTGGCATGCAGGGAATTATGAAGGAAATAGGACAAGTATTGGCATTGAAGTATGTGAATCTGGAGATCAAGAAAAGGTATGGCAAAATGTAGTGTACCTGACTGCAAAGCTGCTCTTCGAAAGAGGATGGGGTGTAGAACAGGTGAAGACACACCAAAATTGGAGTGGGAAATATTGCCCAAGACTGATTTTGCCTAAATGGGATAAGTTTTTGCAAGATGTAGAGGCTGAATTGAAGAATTTGAGTAGTGATAACCAGTCAAATCACGCTTCAAGCAATAGTCAGGCGAGTTCCTGGGCAATATCAGCCCAAAAGTGGGTAATGGAAAATAGGATTAGCGATGGTACAAATCCTAAAACACCTGCTACAAGAGAACAGATATGGGTAATGCTATATAATTTGATGGGGGGAAAAGAGAATGATTGATATTATTTATAGCTTTGTTATTTATAATGCACTTGACATTGTAACAATTGCAGTTATTTTATTAATAGGAGTAATTGCATATAAGCGAGGTCAAAGGGAGTTTGTAATGTGTATGGTTCTAACATTTGTAACAGAGGCAGAGAAAAAGTTTGGTTCTGGTACGGGTGAGTTAAAATATGCCATAGTAACAGAACGCCTTTATGAAGCTATGCCAAAACTATTAAAACTGGTTTATACAAAGCAGCAGTTAGATAAAATGATAGAGGAAGCAGTGAACTATTTGAAACAATATTTATCAGAGGGAAGAGATTTACTGGGATACGATGAAGAAAAGAAAAAAGCTGTCAGCTAG